CTATATAGGGTAGTTGGCAGTAAGGACCTCTAATCTATTTTTCCCTACTGCATTACTACTGCTTAGATGCATAGTTATCTCTTTTTGGTACCAGCCATATTGCTCTACATATTTAGATAGTTCCTCATTATGATACGAGCTAAGCAGGAACTTACCTTTGACTTTGGCTAAAGTTGCCAATAGTTCATTGAAGTGGGATTGCTCATATCCTCCATAGTGCCCTTGTTTGGCTCCTACATACGGAGGATCTACATAGTGGAACGTATCAGGTGTGTCTCGTAAGGATATCACCTCACAAGCATCATTATTCTCTATCTGCACGCCTCTTAGTCTCTCTGAATAGCTCTCTTTGAAGTTGTCTATCTTATTATGTAGACAAATAGCATTTTTCCCATCTGTGGTAATACGGCAGTTGCCTACTTGGCAAGAAAACCCACAATTGGTAGCATACCAGAACGCCCAAGCTCGGTGAATATCACTAAAGATAAAAGGGGTATGATATATCACTAACGCTGATTTATAAGCGTCTTTGCTAACAACTGACTGCTCTATCAATACCTTAAGAGCCAAAAAATCTGATTGTAACACTTTATAGAAAGTATATACATTAGTATTAAAGTCATTAATAATTTCTACTTTTGCTTTCTCTTTAGCCCAAAATACGGCACCTCCTCCAAAAAAGGCTTCTGTATATACTTTGTGAGGAGGAACAAGAGGCAAAATATAGGGTAACATTGTTTGTTTACCTCCATAGTAGGATATTGGTGTGCGTTGCCAATTTTTTGAATTATATTTCATTGTTTTTATTTTAGAAAATTCGTATCTTTGCGACTTCTCAGGGTATAAAGATAAATAGCAACAAAGCACAGAAGACTTATTGTCCTCCGTAGCCTTGTTGCTATTATTTTTTTAAATACCCTGAGAAAGTTTTAAAAAAGCGGAGGACATTTTTTACTGCCTATCCTCCTATTTTAGCAGTGTTTAAAAGCGATTTAAAAGCGATTTAATCTTCACCGAAACAGTTTTAATCTCCACAATATCCAAGCAACTACGCCGAATATCAAAGCGCCTATAATAAAGGTGAAAGGTGTTTTTTTGACCTCTTTTTGTACTTGCTTAGATTGTTGTAGGTATTGGTTTTTGACTTCGGATTTTTGACTTATCTGATTATTTATAACAAGAGTACTATCAGCCTGCTGTATGCTCTTAGAAATGTTATTTATGGCCTTTAGGATAACCTTTCCATTTCGTACTCTTATGGTCTCACTGTCGCCATCTCGTATGCGGTAATATACCAACTCCTTGGCGTTTCCTGTACTGTCTTTCTCGCTCTCAAGAGTAACCTCATACAATTGCGATTGTTGCACCTCAAAAGTGCTTACCTTTTGTGACTTCTCTACTTGTATAGAACTGTCTTTGGTTTCCTTTCTTTCGCTCCGTTGCTCTTCTCTGTGCTCGGCTCGGTTTGATTTTTTGCTCCTGCAACTACCTAATAGCAGAAGAGCTAAGAGTAAATACATAATCTTTCTCATACATTACTTTTGAATTTCTTGTTGTTTGATTGACTTCTCAAGCCACATAAGCCCCTCTTCTAACTTGGTAATCACAAGCGCAAGCTCTCGGTTTCGTGGCAATTGTTCTACTTTTGCAAGTAGATTTTCAAACTCTTTTTTTAGTACATTTACTTCTGTCATAATTAACAATTTACGATTAGATATTTTGGTACTCGTCTTTAGCGTTGAAGCAAGGACAAGCCTTTTTTACTCCTGCAAAGTCTCGGTGCCCTTGTATTAAGGCATCGGGATATAGCTCTCTCAGTTCTTTGAGCAGCTTGATGAGTGCTTCCTTTTGAGCTTTTGTTCGGGTGTCTTTGGGTTGGAGCGTATTCTTATCCACTCCACCTATGTAACAGATCCCTATACTGTCCTTGTTGTACCCCTCAACGTGGGCGGGTATCTTGTCGACATCACGGCCTAGCTCTACTGTGCCGTCCAAGAGGATTACATAATTATAACCTATCTCGTTGAACCCACGTTGGCGATGCCATAAGTCTATATCCTTTGCCGTATGTGCGCGTCCTTCAGGTGTAGCAGAACAATGGATAACGAGGTAATGAATGGTACGTTTGCTTTTTTTCATAGTTTTTAATTAAGTGTTAAAACAATTTCTTTTCCAATAAGTTTTTTTAATGTAATTATTTCCCCATCTTCATACTGAATAGGTGTATCAACTATTCCTAACGATGATGTTGCTTGTACTCTTAAACCTGCTTTATTATACATAACCCTATTATGAGCAAAATTTAGATTCTTCACTTTCCTCCCATTTATATAGAAAGTACCATAGTTGTCTCTTAAGTCTGGAAAATATGGATAATCTCTATCTAAATAAATGCCAAAATCTAAATAATAAACCTCTATATTTTTTAGGTTTTTATTTTTTAAAAAGTATTTTAACACAAGGTCATTACTAATTCTATGTAATTCATATCTTTCCACAACAATAGGAGTTAAACCATTACCATGCCTATTTTTGGCTACAAGAAATTTTATTTTATAATCTTTTTGTATTGGTATCAACCCCACTATAGCCGCTCCTATTGGTTTTACAAAAAAATCTTTAACTATAACAACTATAGGGACAATCTCTATTCTTTCTATCCCTCCCCAGTCAAAATATTGTATCGCATTCATCTGTTTATGTGTTTAATAATTGTATAAGGAATGAAGCTCGCCACTATATCCCACCAGTCTATGAAAGTTTTCTTATAGTACTTGTCATACAGCTCCTTACATAACCCTATCACACCTAATGTTATAGCAGCTATAAGTAAGGATCTTCCTATGGATAGGAATAACATAGCTACCAAGAATATGCCTACAAATAGCATATTCCCATACTTACTATGCAGGAGCTTGTCGCTACCCTTGAGATTGTTGATTACTTTCATCATATATTTCGAATGTCTATGTAACACTTATTATTCCATATACTTACTACGGCTGTAGAGCCATCACCCCCATTGAAGGCATTATCGCCCGTGTAGATGATGGTCTTTCCTGTACAAGTGAAGGTTACATTACCCCCCGCAAATACTTTTCTGAAGGACATATTACCCATATTCTTCAAGAAAGATAAATCTATATTGAGTGAGGTTGAGACAAATATTACTCCATTCTGCCATTGTTCCACAGCCGTCCAATTAGACCCAATCTCAGCACCAACACGATATACATCACCATACCACGCTAAGTCCCTAAAAGCGCCATTATCTTCATTAAAACTGGAACCATCCACCGTATTACGAACCCCTATCCTTGTCGCTGCGATCCAATCAGACTTGAAGAATTCTAATGAAGAGGCAGACCCCATTATTTTAAATTTCAAATAAGCACCACTACCAGCCCCTCCTGGTGAGGGTACGTTATAGCTACCTTGTTCATGGGCTATATTATTAAGCTCTGCTATAGGAATACTCCCACTATACTTGAATACATCTTTCACAGCCTCTTGTATCTTACCTTCTGTAGCTAGTGCGGGAATCCCATCAATATTATCCCAATGATGTCTATGCGTACGTAGGGCATATTCGGGGTGGGTATGTCCAAGCAGCGCATAGCGGCCGTCAAGGCTTACTGTGAGCTGTTGACCATCGGTTCTTACGCCTGTGAGTACGCCTGTCTGTTCTTTGAAGTTGAGAGAATTTAGCTTGATGTCGGCCAAGTTTTCGGGAAGGGTATCCTTGTCCGTAAATGGCGCTTGTATGGCCGTTCCGTCGGCAAAGGTTAGGGTGATGATCTTATCCACATCGCCCGTTACAGTGAGGCCAACTACACGCTTTTGGGCGTTGCCCTGGTTGGTGCGTTTCTCCTCATTGGTATAATCATTTGAGGTAAGGGTCTTACCTGCTTCCTTATCTACCTTTGTGGCAAACAGCTCTTGGTGAGCCTGGCTATCTGTAAGGTGATTGCGCAACTGATCGGCAGAGGCCGTCCCTCGTATGGCGTTTTCTAGGCCATCTATGGTGTCCATGGGTATCTTTTCGGACTTGTGCCAGTAGCTGTCGAGCCACGCCCAGAACTGCTCCTGAGTGGGTTTTTTAAAGTTAGAGAACCAACGCTTGAGGGTGGATATAGGTGTTATCATAGTGCTTTATGGTAAATGGTTATAAGGTTTTAGAAGCCGACAAACTCAATAAACCGAATTACTCTATAAGGGGGCATATTGTTATGAGGCTGGTCGCCGCCCTCATATGTTGTATGGGCTAAATTAGCTGTTCCAATAGAAAATTCGTCTTCATGTGTCCCAAAGCCCTGGTCATCTTGAGTTTTATTGAAAGATATGCTATGGTTATGGCTTGGCATTTCGGCTATGGTTAGGGTATGTGTTTTTTCTCCTCCTTCTGCACCTATATGGCCAAAATCGGTATCGGAGCTATCGTACCCTATGGGCATTCGCCCCCTCAATGGATCATACTCTCGCCAGCCTTCGGGTAGAGGAATATCAGCGGGCTTTCCCCATATAGCCACCAACCCTATAGGCACCGTCTTTCTTACCCGCTCTTCGAGCTTTTCCAATCGTTTCAATAGGGAATTTTCCTCTGTAAAAGACTGGGCTTCTATTTGTTGGCTGTTTAAGGGCCGTTTAAAATCTGCCCATAGGTGTCCGCCCGTGCTATTGCCAAAGGTAGCATAACGGCTATATTCTACGGCCTTCTCTACACCGTCTTTGAAGATTCGCTTTTGTGAGCTCTCCACGATAATGACCTTTTCGGATATGGGAGCCCCTTTGAAAGGGAGTACCTCGCCATCAATATACACCACTCCGTCAGTGATACTACGGCCTGCCTGTTCACAGCCCGAGAGGATACTTAGGTTCCCCGCAATATTGCCCAGGGCATTGAGCAATTGGTAGCTGTGCTGCATAAAGTCGAGGGTATAGGTACCCAAGGGAAACCCTCCAGTGTTGTCAAAATTGATTCTATTCATAGATGATTATATATCGCTTTGATGCTATTTTATACGCCTCAATAAGGGCTTTGATTTCTACTTCTCTTGCTCGTAATTCATTCGGGATATGTACGGAGAAATTCACGCCATTCACTTGCATTTCTCCCGAAGTATATAGGTATTTTTCCTCTAAATATACAGGCTGATTTTCCGCCTTTGTATAGATATACACCGCGTTAAAGTGGGTCATATCTTCTATACGAATACGCCTTAATGTCTGGTCAAAACTATCATTGAGAATCTTCCTTAGATAGCACTTTTGTCCGTTATGTGTGAGGGTTACCAGGTCGCTATTCCGCTTTTGGTTAAAGCTATATTGGAGTTGCTCCAAGGGGGCAATAAGTATCTGTAACCAAGCTACAAGACGGGATTTTCTCAAGAAAGTAGGCAGTAGCAAGATCACAAGCCTCCGCAAGTTGAGTTCAAAGATTCTCATAGGTAGGTAATGGTGCTTTTGGTATCATTATTTTGGTCAAAATTCACAGCAAAGTAGCCACTTTCAGGAATTTTGCTAATGTTAATTTCTTGAAAATTACCCCAGATACTTCCTTCTATCCACTTGGTTTGGGCAAGGTCTATACTCACATCCTTGACCCCCTCCACCCCTTGAATAACATCGGTAAGGGCTTGTAGGGAGAGCTCACCGTTGAAAGGCAAACGCTTGAGGTAATCCTTAATGGCTTCTTTTACCGTTTGCTTACCCGAATTAACATTCATTCCATTCTCGTTCAGAATAAGTGGGTTACGGACAATGCGGATAGAGAGCTTGAGCCAATCGGGTTGATTATTCAGTATGGTAACATAGACCCCCGCATACTTGATTTCATTGATATAGCGACTAAATGCCTCTTGCTGGTGAGTCGTCACTGGGGTGAGTGTACCTGCGTTGTCGGTAGCTATCTTAATCACGATACGGCTCTCAGTTGGGGCATCAGTGACAGCACAATACTTGACTACCTTGCTCGCTTCTATCTGTTCCTCTGTTCTTCCATGATTGTTGAACTTGTCGCTATCTGGAAGTAGGTCAAAGCCGTATTGGAAGACTAAGGCCTTGCTATGATACCATTTGGCTGTACCTGGTTTAAGCTCGGCAATTCTCCTATCTATATCCGCCCTGTGCAGGTCGAAAACCTTTTCCAAACTCCATATAGCTACTGAGATGATATAGACCCACAATCGCCATATAGCTACTTTGGAGGCGCTATTAAGCTCATTAATGGCAGGCTCTTGAGTCTTGGCCTGGTAGATGAGTTCTTGTATTTCTTGTATCGTTCGTGCCATGGCTCTAATGATTAATAATCAGTGGTTGTAGCTTGTCAATACGCTGTTTTCCCTTCTCAAAGTATTCTTGGTCTATTTCGGTAGCGATCCCTTTCATACCCATATTGTGTACCGCTTCCATACAACTCATAGAGCCAGCAAAAAAGTCAGCTACTACTATTTCATTGAGAGGTTTATCTTTGGGAATAACTAATGCTAAAAGGCGTTCTAAGAGGCGGACGGGTTTTTGAGTGGGGTGAATGGTATAGCAAGGCGCATCACGACTTACAATCATCATACTTTCCTCAATAACTCCTTGCTCAATAGTTTTAACTCGAAGTAGTAAATTATCAGTATCATTTAATTCTGAACTTTTTACATTTACAGCATATTTTTGTTTTTTCCTTCTATCAGCATATACTATTGATGCGTTTCCCTCTAAAAATTCTTGTATTTTTTTTAGCTTATCTTTGTTTTTAAGAGCATTACTAATAGCTTTTACATCCAAAATCAAAGAGTCTATATTGTGTTTTTTTCTTTCAATATAAGGTATTTTGCTCTTATTGATAACTCCATTTTTCTTAGTAAAAATTGCAACTGTTTCGTGTCGCCTACCTATAGGTAAAGTTGGGGCAGTTGTTCTTCCCTTATCCCAAATCACCTCCTCTTTAAATACAAAGCCCAATCCATCCAATATGGTGTTCCAACGATAAAAGGAAGTGCCTCTACCAAACATCACGATAAAGCCTTTTTTAGTAAGTAACCGCTTACATTCGGCAAAAAACTTTTGCTCATCAAATGGGCGTTCCAGCTTTTGATTTTTAAGATACAGATAAGGCGGGTCGATGCAAATTACATCAATACTCTCATCAGTGAGGGTTGCCATTACCTCTAAGTTATCGGCATTGTATAATTGTAGGTTATTCATAAGGTTTTTATTCTTTACTTACTACGAAATCTAAGTTAATCGCCCAAATACTGATACCTTCAAGGCGTTCCAACACTTGTTTGTCCTCCTTTGTGAAAGCCGTAGCAGGTTGGATGTTCTTTGCCGTATAGTAGGCTAATATATCTTTGTTTCTTGCTCCTGCTGAAAGAGAAGGGACATTAAGGGGGGCGCCTGCTACCATATCATCAGTAACGCTCCGTTCATTAAGTACAGCTAACTCAAAGATACTCTCAATGGTACCTGTGTGTTGCAGGGCGAGGTCAAGGAGTGATTGGTTATGTAGGACTGTTATTGTCATCTAATTCAAAAGTTTTATAAAACTTCTTATTGATTATCTTGAGCAGCACCTTCGCAAAGCGAAAGCCTAAACAATCTAAATTTTCCAATAGGCTCACTACTAATTGCCATATAATCCCTATAAGTACTATCCAATAAAGCCAGTGGAAGGGGTCAAACTCAAAGCCCGCTACACTTGGAAAGTCTGCATTAGCCGATAGGGTGTGTAGGATATAGATAATTACCAAGTAAATGGTTATCTTTAGGAGCATACGCCCAAATTTCCTACTCTCGTGTTTCTCGCCTCTTTTCCTTGAGGCTTGTACCCCTGTTACCCATTCAAATACCAACAATACTACAAAAGCGGTAAGGAATAAGTGATTGAAACCAAACAAAAAATGAATGGTAGCAAAGAGAAAGGAGAGTACAAAGTCTATTTTGACAAATAAGGCCGAAAAGGTGTGGCCAAAGGATGATCGTAGAAAGTCGTGAGAGTTCTTAAATCCAAATCCTTGTAAAATGTAATTGAGTGATATCATCGTTGTTAGTTTTTTTTTAGCTTATTGTCCCCGTTCCTGTACTGGTTGTGGCGCCTGTATAAGCTCCTGCTTGTAGGGTGATTCCTGCTTGCACCGTTACCTCACCGCTTCTGACAAAGGTGTCAATAAGGGAGGCTAAGCGTTCGGCATACTCTTCCATACTCGGTTCGATTTTGGCAAGCATATCCCGCTGAAGGGAGATAATACCTTGTTTGAGTTGTTCTTTGTTTAAGCCCATAGTTGGTTTATTTTGTTGTTGATTTCTTCAAACTTGGCTACGTTCTGTGGGGCAAAGTTGCCAGGGCCTGAAGGGGTTTGTATGATAGCGCTTTTAAGTTCAGTTAAAAGGTCATTTAAAAGGGTTTTAAAATTGGCTGTTTCATTGTGTATGGTGAAATTATCTGCTTTCAGCTCATATATTTCTACCTCTTGAGCATTGAGCAAAAAGGGCTGACTTTCATTATTTTCTACCATACCCACAAGGATAAGACTTCCTATTTTGGGTTTGATATACATTCCCCCTATACCAAGCGCTATGTTTAAAAAGGGTAGTTTTGTATCTAAATCAGTAGCCTCGCAGGTTTTTTCCTGCCAATCTACAGAGGTTACTGTTGCCCATTGTAGCACTTGAGGGATAGCTTTCTTTATCTTTTCAGAAAGCAATATGTCAAACTCATCTATCTCGTTCATAATGTACTACCACCAATTTCTATTTCCTGCCTATATTGGGCGTTGCTAATACTCTTCTTTACTCTATCTACATAGTATTCACCGTGCCTATCGGGGTAGAGAGTGGAACTTATACGAATCTTCTCTCCATGCTGTACGGAGGGAGTCCCATAAGTAGTAAAACTCCCTTCGAACCCCTCACGCTTGTGTAACTCGTATAGGCGCTTTACTTCCTTCTCAAGTTCGGCTTGAGAACTAACATGCCAAGTCATTTTTAAAGTCGTTTTAGGGTTTTCATCGCCAAACTCATATTGTAGGCGTTTACCTTTGCCAAAGGACGAGGAGCCTATAATCTTTATGGTGCGCTCTTCTTTGCTTAGGTACTTAAGGTTATTCTCTGTGCAATTGCGTTCTAGGTCGAAATGCTTCATCTCACCACTTACTTTTACATCCGAATAAGGCTTGGCTATAGTGAGTTTGCCTACACGAATAAAGCTGTATATTGACCAATCTTTTTGGAGTTTGTCCAACACTGCACCCAGTGTGGTATTGCTAAAGCGTACACCACCAAGGCTTATATCTTCTACTTCTAAAGGGTAGTCTTTCACTACTTCAGAGAGGAATGTTTTTAGACTCGCCTTTGCCGACACGTAATTAACGGGCAACTGGCGTAGCTTCCACATTGCATCGCTAAGGCTAATAGTGATAGGAAAGTCTGCTGATACTTGGGTAATGAAGCCCTCGAACTCCTGCAAGAGCTCACCGTTGTAGCCCATTTGTATCACTACTTTGTCACCTACAGCAAAGAGTTCCCTTACTTTCTGCTTATCAAAATCACCTACATTGCGGGGTAGTACCACGCTTGCGAAATCGGTGAGCATTTTCCACGAACTTTCAATCTCAATGGCAGAGACTTTTTGCACCTTAAAGGGTGTGCTCTGCTTAGGGTAAAAAGTGATGGCTACTTCAATGGCTAAGGTCATAGTCTGTAAATAAGTTCAAAGGGTTCGTCACTAATGCAATTCAGCTCTATGGGAATGATGTTAGGTGTACCTTCCAAGCTACGTATATCAATGCTTTCAATCACTAAGTTGTGAATGTTTTTCCATCCAAAAAGGTCTCCTTCTACTGAGATAGATTGTATTACCTCTGACCATTCTATAAGGCGTTTTTCATACTCTCGCGCGCTTAACTCATCATTGTGGCACACCGTTCGAATACGTATTTGCCAATCGTCAAAGCCATAGATTTCCTTAACAGTACCATTGCCACCTATTACATCTGTACGACTTATATTCTTTACTCTCGAAAAATCTACCATAGTAGCAGGAGGCAACCAAAAGTCGGATAACTGCTTTTCTACTATTTTACTTTGGTAGTCGTAGAACTTATAGCTACCTGCTGTGAATTTCATAGGAAATACAATAGGTGTACCGAGTTTGGATAGTCGCATAGCCTCCTCTCTTCCCACCGTACGAATACTACCATATTCGGCCGTGTGTGCAGGCTCTTTGCCTATAGGTATAGTGAGGTATACAGGCAGGTTAGTACCAAAAGCCAATTTAAAGAGTTGTGATATGTTATAGCGGTTATCCATTGTCTACATTGAATTTTAATAGCTTTTTGATGGCATCATAGTCTTTGTCGTCTCTCTCCAACTGTATTTTGATACGTTTCTCTATGGCTGTGCGATTATGTTTTCCTTTGATAAGTTCTACCATATTTGCCCCTACTAAAGGGTCGGACTTCCAATTGCCTTGCTGACTTTGGAGGATAAAGCCTACCTCCTGTAACATACTTTCCCCTATGGAAAAGTCACCCGCTATAATCTCTAAGTCATTATGCTCATCTACAAGTATATCTTTCATAGTCTAGGGGCAATTATAAGGTTACTAAGGCATCGCGCATACGGTCATTGATTTTACTAATAACCCCATTAGCGGCATTTTCTTTACTTCCAATAGTTTTGTCAATAGGGAAAGTGTTGTTCATAGTGATGTTAATGGTGATGGTCTTACTACCCCCTCCACTTCCTCCTACGCTCATAGTACCGTCTTTACCTCCATCTTTGCCCCCTTTAGTAGGGGTGATAGGGGTAGGGTTTGCACCTCCTCCAATAGCCGAACTGGCAGAAAGGTTGCCTGCTTTAGGGGCTTCGGCAGCTTCTTTTTTCTCTTTATTCCAAGTAAGAGATTGTCCCGCCTTTGTGAACTCTTCTTTAGCGGCAAGATTAGCTTCATAAGCTACTTTAGCACTATCAGTAATGGCTTTTTTACGATTTTCAGTATCTTCATTGATTTGGGCAAGCATCTTATTATTTTCGTTCTCATCTCCCAATCCTACAGCATTCTTAAACTCATACCATCCCTCTTTTATCTTATTAAGGCCTATCATTAGGGAATTGACCATAGTTAGCCATACTGTTTCAATACTTGCTGAAAATCCTTGAAAGAGGAGCTTAGCAGCTTCCCATGTATGTTTCCATGCTTCTCCCCAACCGCTGACCTTATTAGCCAAGTATATAATACCTGCCACCAATGCGCCAATGGCAACGATAATAATACCAATAGGATTAGCTGACAGAGCTGCATTCCACAGCCATTGTACAGCCGTAGCAGCTTTTGTCCATACAACCATTAGTTTTTGGGCTACTACTGTCTGTTTTAGCCAACCTCCAAGAGCCTTTACCACAGGGGCAAGTCCTGAATAAGCAGACCCCATATCGCCCAAAGTGCTAATAACGCCTCCTAAGCTATCACCTACTACACCAAGCACCTTGGTAAAGGAAAACGAACCTATTTTCAAGTCATCTAACCAAGCTTTACATCTGCCCATCCACTCACTCCATCCACTCATTACGATAGTCGCTTGTTCGGCAGCTACATTGGTACCGCTGATTTGCTCGGTAAGCTCCGCTTGAGCTTGTGCAGTATTGATAAGTCCTTGAGCAGCTTGTATATTTTCAGCACCAAAGACAGCAGCCAAAACATCGGTATTTTGTCCTATCTTCTGCAACTCTTTGAGTCGTTCGGCAAAAGGCACAGTAGTGTCTGATACTTTTTGCATATTTACTCCATAGGCGGCAAGCATATTCGTAGCCTCTTTAGAGAGGGCTGAGGGCGCATTCATTTTAATAAGTACGTTCCTAAGTCCTACCCCTGCTTCAGCTCCATATTTGCCCGATTGGGCGAGGGCTTGCAGTGCGGCGTTTGTCTCTTCAAAACTCACATTAGAGAGTTTAGCAGCTCCACCTGCTTGCACGAGGGCTTGAGCTATTTGAGGTACTTCAGCAGCACCTTCTTTAGCTCCTGCTGCCATTACGTTCATCATTCGCTCCATTTCGCCAGCTGCTGCTATAGGATCATCCAAATTCACTTTGAATTGAAGCATTGAGGTAGTAAGCGCATCAGTGGCTCCTACCACATCGCCTCCCATAGTTTTGGCGAGCGTATTAGCATAGCTACCCATTTTGGCTAGTGCCTCATCGCTTTCTCCTATCTGAGGGCCTAAGCGTGAGAGGATTGTTTGAAAAGTAGCAAGGTTGTCAGTAGCTGTACCTCCAAATTCTTTGGCAAGGTTACGTGCCTTTCCCCCAAGTTTATCCAAATCGTCTCCGGTAATACCGGTAATAGCAGCTACATCAAGTAATGATTTCTCATAATCTGCACCTACTTGTGCGGCCTCTGAGAACTTTTGAGTAATATTCAAAAATCCTTGTGAAGCTGCTTGCCAATCAATAGGACGCATACTGGTTGCCAACTTATCCCACCCCTCTTTCATACTGCTTATGAAGTCTTTCCAAGTATTGTGCATACCTTCTGTGGCACGCCTCACGTTCTCCTGTGCAGTGTGCAAAGGTTGCGATACATTGTCTTTGGCTTCAAAAATCCACGTTGTAGTGTGATTCACGGTTGCGGAATATTAGGGGTTAGACTGTTTGCTAATTTCGTTCAGTACTTCTACTAAGGCGCGTTTTACAGCTTGGTATAAGAGTTGTTCTTGGCATTTCATACTAAAGTCAAGGGCTTTAAAATGTTCCTGCCACTGAGTATCGTTCATCGTTTCAGGTGTCTGCCCATTGGCACGGAGTAGTGCATCTATGCCTTCTATAAAGTCGTACGCTTCTAAGGAAAGGAGCGACGACTCTACACTTTTTTTAAGGCTACCTTTGAACTTTGTAAGAGCTTACTCAGCTCGGTAATCAGCCCCATATAGATAGAGGCATCATTTTCCATCCACTCCATATCACCATCTAGTACACAATTCTTTACCAGTGCCTCATTGGCCTTGTCGGGGCTTTCTATATACTCTTTAGAAGTTACCAAGGCAAGTAGGTTTTTACTGGGCTTCCTTACCAAAAAGTAAGCAGGATCTTCACTGGCTTCTCCCTCTTCGGTAAAGGTAGTGCCCGATGGATAAACGGCTATTTCTCTTACCACGTTAGGGTATTTAGCCTTGTAGTTTTCTATATCGGCTTCGGTATATTTTTTCATTTTAAACAGCTTTTAAAAGGTTATTAAATATTCCAGTCAATATGACTTACAATCAGCTCAAACTTAATAGCAATAGAGCCGTCTCCTTGCTTGATAGCCATTTCAGTACCTAAGAACTCCGCATTGCGTATCATATCTTTAATGATAAGTCCGCTTGGTGCTTCATAAATAACAGGAATATCAAAAGGTTCTATATCTTGCAGGCGGGTGCCCTTTGGTAGGGAACGATGTATGCCGTCGACCTCTTCTTTGAGAATAGTAATAGAAGCCTTTGCCTCATAGTTCTCCTCCGTACGTCCCACGGGGAAGCCTCCCGCACCCATAATATTTGATTTTTTGGTACTATCCGAATAGTTAATTTCGACAATACCTACCACATCACGCCCTAATAGGTTGAAGGTTACACAATTCCAACCTTGGAGCTTGCCAAAGTGGTTAATAACATTGGTATTTCTTGGCATAGTATTATAGATTAGAGGTTAAACCAATTTCGCCTTCAATAGCGTGTAGAATATCATCTGGCACAAGGCGTATTTTCACCTTTAGGGGCGTTTGCTCTGTTACCGTTTGCTTTGCGTCAATACTCACTGCATAACCGCTAATCTCACCAGTTACTACCATTTGTCTTTCGATAGCTTTTCCTGCTAATTCCTGCAAGGAGGTAACAATACTATCTTTAAGGTAGCCCGTTTGTGGGTTCTTAGGGAGCTTGCTTTTGATGCGTGGTGAAAGAGTTTGTCTTACTAAGCGTGCTGCTTTATTCCATATCCTATTATTTTCAATATAGGTATAGTCAGATGACTTACTCACACAGGTAGGAGAGTTTGATAGAAAAAAACCTGCCATATCAGCATATTGTCCTGCCAAAATATACCCTTTATCATTGAGTAATTTCAGCTGCTCATTGCTAAGTTCTTCTGCACTTTGCCCTGTGGAAATACCTCCACTGATGTAGCGTTTTTTCCCCTCATCGGTAAGAGGGTAGGTATTGCCACCTTTGGCATTTTCGGGTTTACTTTCAATATCTACAGAACCTAAGTTCTCACTTACATTGCGCACCGATAACATACCCAAGGCACTACCTACACTGGCGTGGTACTTGTAAGTCTCGTCAATAGCGGCAATACCCCTATCTTGGGCTATCACCACTGATACTTGTGGGGCATTTTTTTCTTTTAGGTCGGCAAAGTTATTGACCGCTAAGCTGTCTTTTCCTTTTCCCTCTACAAGAACAAAGTCTATGAGTATACCATCGGGTTTTACGGCTTCTACAATTTGGGTTTGTAACTCTTCTACATCACTGGCAATAGTGGAGAGGTCATTGGTAAAGCCAAAGATCCCTACCCCTTTTACCTGTTTGTTAGCACGGATAGCTTTTACTATCTGTGCCGTACTATCCTGCATTTTACCTACTGCAACAGGTAGAAAGATGATATAGCTTTCGGGAGCTAGGCGAAAGATCTCCGATAGGTGATAGTGGGTAAGTATTTTCTGATTAGCATCCAAACTTTCAGTAATACCTACCGCTTCTGCATCCTTTAGCTGAATAAAAGACTTAGTCTCTCCGTGTGTGAGTTGCGTTCCTGCTACGGCCATAGCAGCTACTACTAAAAACAAATTATCTTTAGTGGGAGCAGTACGCCCTAAGCCTCCTTCAGCTTTTTTAAATGTAAATCCTTTGAGTTGTCCCATGTCTATTCAGTTTTTTGTTCGTCGTCTTCTGTAGGCTCTTCGGTTTCTGTTTTGTCTTGTACCGTAGTTCCTTCTGCTTTAGAAGTTTCTGTTTTGCCTTCTTTATCTCTTTTGATTTGAGGCATCTTGTTTGCTAACTTCGTAACTTTGCTATTGTCAAAGGTATATACCTTGCTTTCAATAGTAGAGGCGTGTAACTGGGCACGATTTTTTTCATAGAAGACTTGCCCGTCTTCGGTGGCAAATACTTCTTCGAGATCATTAGCTTTCAACACTTCTACAGCGATAGCTAATAGTTGCATATATGTTTTTGGATTTTCCATTGTTTAAATTGAGTTTAAAAGATTTTTAAATAAGGGGGTGGTCTTACGGGATCACCCCCATCTATTAGCTACCACTAGTGATAGCCGCTGTACCTTCATCCTTGATAGCGACACATACAAAGTGCATTTCAAAGCCTATGGTATGTTTGCGTCCTTCTGGGTTATTACTTTTCTCCCGAGCATAGCGAACGGCACTTCCTACGGCTTTCACAGTGTAGTTCTTGTGAAATACAACAGAGGCTTCTTTACCTTGCGCTACCGCTCCAAAGGCTTCTTTTTCACCGTTATGATAGGTAGGGGCGTAGGTACTCTCATAGATTTCAAAACCATAGTAGTTGTCGGCTATTTTACCACTATTAGCATCTTGGTATCGGGTTTTAAAGGTCAAGTCCTCAATGAGCAAGTCGGCTACATGGTCGGAGCAAAGCACCAATACACGTCCTTTTTTAGGTACTTTGAGTTTGTCTAATAGCCTTTTAAGCCTAATCAAGTCCTTAGCGGTAAGGCGTTTGCGCCCTGTTCCGTCATCCTCACCTGTAGTTACGATTACAGGGGTTTGGGCCGTGTTTTTCTGTGGGGCAATAGATACCAAGGCGTGCTCAGCTGTTCGATCTTCCAAGGTCTCACGATGTTGTGCCTGTACATCACTCACCTTTTCATAAGGGAGTGCGTACAACTCATCGGTAGTAACCTCTGTATTTTCGGTTTCATACTTATTAAGGGATATAATCACCTTGCCATCTTCCCGTTGGTGAGAGGCGATGGGGTAGACTGTGTTATTAATAAGTACCTTTGGGGCAAGCCCTCGCACAGGTATCTTAATAACATCATTGTTTAACCAATCAGGTTTTGATTTCACGGCACCGAGCCAATCGTTCTCGTGTCTGAAATGCGTGATGAGTTCGGTTACCGCGAGCTCATTTTTTAGAGGTAATGTTTCTCGTCTAATGGGCATTTTCTACTTGTTTTTTCGTTGATACATAGCGTTGAGTTCTCTTACCTTTTGAGGATCTGAAACCATTAGTGCCTCTAGAGCATCAGGATCCTTTGTTAGGTAATCTTCCATTGTCCAAGTGCTTCTGTCTTCTACAGCACTTTTAGCAGGAGTGATAGTTTGTGAGGCAGGTCGAGGAGCCTCTATTGCCTCTAAAAGGGTAGCCGTTTTATCATAGTCAGCCTCTGCCAAGCCTACATACAAGTCTTTTTTGTCGGCAGTTATCTTCTTGTCGAAGATAGCTTTATTAACTAATTTCTCGGCTCTATCCTTAGCTTCTACCGCTCTCTTAGTCTCTTGCTCTTTAAGAGCTTGAATACGTTCTTTAATTTGCTCATCGGTAGCATTTGCTGCCATTCCAAGAGCGGAAATAAGGGTGTCTCTATCCATTTTTTCTATATTTTTTGAATTGATTACTTTGTTAGGCTTAGGCAGGCTCTTACATCCACAAGCTTGCATCATGGCTACAGTCTCAGTTGTGATTTCAGGATCTCCATCCACAATCTCTGATATAAGCCCTATTTCTTTTGCCTCCGTAGCACTGAGCCAGTAGTCCTGCTTCCATAGCTCATCTATATCTTCAGAAGTCTTTCCAAAGCGTTTGGCATAGACCTCTTTGTATTGCTCTGTTACATTCTCCAAGTGCTTTAAGTCTGCCCGCATCTGATCTATATTACCATAGAACTCTGTAATAGGCTTGTGTATCATAAATTGGGAACTCTTATAGGCTTTAGCAGGGAAATGAGCCATAATGTAGGTGCCTGCTGAGGCTACCAATGCTCCTGTGCTAATAGTTACACTTTTAAGGCGTTTGAGTTGGTTTACAATTTCGGTAGCTTCATATACCGAACCTCCCGCGGTATTGAGATATACCTCGGCAGAGGTGATACCCTCTTTCAGCGCTTTATCTACTTCATATCGAAATTCGGAGGCTGTCCATCCAAAGTATATCTGCCCTGTAATACGGAGTTCCAATACACCTGCTTGGGCATTTATCTTGGCTATACTATGTCCTTTTGCTTGTTTATTCATTTCATTATTCAAAAATTAATTGTGAGAGAAAGCTATCCGAGCTTTCTTATCTTTTTCAGGTGCAAAATTCCAAAGAAGTTGGCACCCCTACAAATTGACATTCCGAAATAGGCAGTAAATCCGACCCAAAACAGGCAGTAAATCCGACCCATTTCAGAACAAGAATTTTCAGAAGTTGGGGGCTTTACGGAACTTTGCACCATAAAAATAAGACTATGGCCAAAGAAATAGAAAAGAAATCCGCACGTATTCTCTTCATAGAACAGGGCAAGTCTTCAGAAGAGATTGCCCTACAGTTAGGAGTGAACAAGCGTACCGTAGACCGATGGGCTACTGAAGGAGAGTGGCGAAAGATACGCGATGCTAAAGCCAATTCGGGCAAGGAACGTATAGAGCGTACCCAGTTGGTGGTAGATTCCCTTACTGATAGGCGCCTGCAGGTGATTGAGCAGATAAAGGAGAATGAAGCCGAACTTAAAACAGCGGATAAGGAAAGAAAGACTACCCTTCAAAGGGAACTTCTTGACTTGCGTAAGGAATGTGCTACCATAGATGACGCCATTGCTAAGTGGAATAAGCGTATTGAGAATCTTATAAAGGGCACTAAGATTACCCTTTCGATGTATATAGAAGTAATGGAGAGTATCTTTGAAGCCTTGCGCCTCAAAGATGAGAAACTCTATATCCTTACCTTAGATTTCCAAGAGGAACACCTACACGAGGTAGCCGATAAAAAGTTTTAAGCAATGAAAGTAGAAGACAAAATAGCCAAAGAGCGGTACTTACAAAAGATAGCCTTTGCAAAGAGTGCGGGGTCACGCTTTGCTAACGAAACCGCTGAGGAGCGCAAGGCAAATATAGAGGCGTGTCGTAAAAACCCACGACTAATGGTGGAACGCTACTTCCCTCACTATGCCGATGCTCCTTGTGCTGACTTCCAAATAGAATGGGCTAAAATGGTACAAAAGAACCCTACTTTTAAGGGCTTTTGCCAATGGGGGCGTGCGCTTGCTAAATCGGTATGGAATGATATTTTTCTGCCCTTTTGGCTGTGGTTGCAAGGCGAACCTATGTACTTAGTGATTATTGGTAATAGCTATGAGCGTGCCGAGCAACTATTAGAGGATATTAAAGCAGAGTTTGAAGCCAACCCGCGTATCCTCGCCGACTTTGGTGAGCAAAAACAGCTGGGCACTTGGGAAGACGGCTTCTTTATTACCAAGGGGGGCTTTATAGGACAAGCTCTTGGTATGGGACAAAATACGCGTGGATTACGTGTGAAAAACAAACGCCCTACCTTTATCGTAGCTGACGACTTGGAGGATAAGGAAATTAACAAGAACCCACGCCGACAAGAGGAAGTAGTAAAGTGGATAGATACGGCTCTTATTCCTACTATGGATGGCAAGTATCGCCGCTTTGTGCAAGCAAATAACCGTTTTGCTCCTGTGATGATACAGACTATGCTACAGGAAAAGCACCCTAAGTGGAAGGTACACCAAGTAAACGCTTATGATCCTGTAACCTACGCCCCTACGTGGGGAGGCAAATATGATGATGCCTACTTCTATGAGTTGGTGTATGGTGCAGACGGCATAGGGGAATTAGCCGCTAATGCCGAGTATAACAACAGCCCTTATATTGAGGGGGTGATTTTTAAAGAGGAACAATTCCAATGGGTAAAACTCCCTCAACTTCGTACTATGGAGTACATCATCGGACATTGGGATATTGCCTACGCGGGCAATGCCACCAGTGACTACAATGCTGTAGTAGTGCAGGGTATTAAAGAGCGTAAGTTCTACGTGATTGATACCTTTTGTAGGCAGACGAAAATGAGGGCAGCTGTAGAATGGATGTGTCAGTTTCAAAAGCACCTACCTGCAGGGGTAGTGGTGCACTGGCAGTACGAATCCCAGTTTTGGAATGATGAGGTACAGCGTACTATTCGAGAGGTGGAAAAGGAAACAGGCATTACCCTTAACCTTACCAAGCGTACCCTTGACCGTACCCGTAAGATAGACCGCATTATGAGTATGCAGCCTTACTATCAGAATGGGCGTGTCTTCTACAATGAAACCCTCAAAGGCTCGGTGGATATGCAAACAGGTACAGGACAACTCAAGAGTATAGAGCCCCAGTACAAAACTCATGACGACTGGCCTGATGCCCACCAAATATGTACTACCGACCTTGAAGCCTATATGCCTAACAATAGCTTTAAAGTGCTAATGGGTAAAATGAAAACCTTTAATCGCTGGTAAGTGGTAAGGCGATTAATCACTAATCATTAAATATAGATCATTAAAATGATATACCTAAGAAAAGAAAACCTTATCTCCAAAGCCTTTGAGCGGGCAATTGATGAGAGTAGCCAAGACTTTGAGCAGGCCCTCACCGAGAGTGAAGCCGAACATATTGCTGTCTTTAAAACCCTTTTAAAGAGGTATTATGATGTGGAGACCATTTTTGACCCGGAACGCCCTCACTACAATGTACTATTGGCACGTATGCTTACCTTCTTTGTCCTCTCTGATGTCTTTTCACGCAACGCCTATCGCAAGTATAACCCTAACAGCAATACCGAAAAACAAAAAGAATGGGCGGAGGGTATGTTGGACAAACTCTCCAAAGGAATTTACATTTTAGAAGACTTACCCAAGCCTCCTACCAATGAGCAAAAGGGAAGCTCGGCACGCTTCCTCTATGGTAACCTTACTAACAAAGACTTTTATATCTAATAAACAATGAATATATTACAGAAAGCCTATAACCGTGTGCAAGCCTATTTTGTGACTAAAGCTCCTTTTACAATGCTTAAGGTAGCCTTGGCGGGGCGTAACAATAGTGCACCTTCACAGAATATCAGCTACCAAGCCAAAATGTTGCGAGTGGAAACCCTCCAAGATTGGAAAATGGGGGTAATGCTCGCTACTAACCCCGACAATCCCGAAAAGCTAAAGCTACGCCAATTATATGACAACCTAGAGCAAGATAACCATCTTGGCTCAGTGATTGAAAGTCGTATCGCCAAAACACAGCAGTCACCTTTTCGTCTTGTGAACACTAAGAAAGAACGCAACGAGGAGGCTAAGGAACTGTTAGAAACTATGTGGTTTCAAGACTTTATCAAACTTGTACTGATGAGTAAGTTTCAAGGTACTACCCTTATTGAGCTTTTTAATACCGATGAGAACGGCGAGCTTACCGAAGTAACCGAGATAGGGCAAGCCTACTTTAACCCCCTCAAAGGTATTGTACTCAAGGAAGCAGGCGACACTACAGGTACGCCCTACAAAGAAGGTAACCTTGCTAACTTCTATATCCAAGTGGGCAAGGACTACAATGATTTAGGACAATATGCCTTAGCTGCCCCTATTATCTTAGCCAAAAAGCTTGGCTTAGGTTCGTGGCTTGACTTCATTGAAAAGTACGGCGTGCCTCCTCTGTTTATCACTACAGAAAGAGAAGACGATACACGCCTTAATGAACTCTTTGAAATGGCTACCAACTTCAAACGCAATGCCTTTATGGTAGGGCGTGGCAATGAAAAATTTGAGGTGCCTAACATCTCACAAAACAACAATGCCGAAGTCTTTGACACTCTCATCAAGCGTGCTGATAACGAAATCTCTAAGCGCTTTTTAGGCGGAACTGGTCTCACCGACGAGAAAGGCTTTGTGGGTTCGGTAGAGGTGCAGTTTGAACTGGCTTCCTACCGTTTTCAAAGCGACAAACTGCTTGTAAAGCATATCATCAATAAGAAGCTCATACCGCTATTAGTGAAACTCTCACCTGTTTATGCACCTTTAAAAGACTTGCGTTTTGAATGGGACGACGAGGAGCCCCTAACAGCTGAGAAGTTTTGTAAAATGGTAGAAACATTAGGTGCTTATTATGATTTTGACCCTGAACAAGTAGAAACCATTACTGGACTCAAGATAGTAGGCATAAAAAGCCAAACCCCTAACCTTCCATCCGTGGAAGACTCAAAAAAAAAAGCCTATACAGTAGCCCTCTAAATGAGCATTGGCAACTGCACCGAGCTCTTTTGCGCACAGAGGAACTCTATACTCATAACCATTGTGAGTGTGATCACGATACCCATGCCTTGGACCTTACAGGTTGGCTAAAGGTAATGGAGCAAATTGCCAAAGATAGGTATGAGGGGAATCTCAAAAAAGGAGAACTATCCGATGAGTACATTTTAGAAACCTACAAAGAACTCAATGGCGCTATGTGGAAAGGTTTTGGAAAAGATAGCTTCAAGGTGAATAAGCAAACGGGAGCTATCTCTCCCGAAGTACTCCAAATGCAGCGCAATCTATACAAGTTTAGCGGGGCAAAAAACTATGTACTCCTACAGCAGATAAATGAAATCTTACGTTCAGACAAAGGCAAAAATTGGCAAACATTCCTACAAGAAGTGCAGCAGCTAAACCCTAAGTACAACAAGAATTACTTGCAAGCTGAGTGGCAAACAGCCAAACAAGCGGGCTACCATGCCGCTAATTGGCAGGAATATATGCGTATGAAGGACATCTACCCTAACTTAAAATATATGACTGTAAAGGACAACAAAGTAAGGGAGAGCCACCAACTGTTAGACGGATTTATAGCTCCTATTGACAGCAACTTTTGGAAAGTATGCTACCCACCCAATGGCTGGCGTTGCCGTTGCTACGTACTCCAGACAGCCGAACCAGCTTCACAGGAACGCATTGCCCCTAGTACTCTTAGTGAGAAAGACTTCCCTAAAGAGTTTCGTGGCAATGTAGCTATTAGCGGGCAAGTGTTCAAAGAGGATAGTACAAACCAGGGCAAGCCACACCCCTACTTTGCTCTTGCCTTAGATGCCGATAGCGACACCAAAAAAGCCTTTGAACTAAGCAAACTAAGTGCACCCTATACAGAAGTCTATGAGGCTAAAAATGGGGCAGTGGTAAAGGTAAGCCCCTTTGCCGATGAAAGCGACCTTGCTAAAAACCTTAAAAGTGCTATTGTTATTGCCGATAACCTGGGCGTAAGTATGAATATACGCCCGCATTTAGAAATACAAAATCATAAGAACCCCGAATATGAAATGAATGGTATTATTGGCGATAGGGCAGAACCTAAGTCCGATAACATTAAAAAAGGAATTAGCAACACCTTCGATAAGAAATTAGGTAAGAAAGGGCAGTTAAAAGAACAAAAAAGCACTTTTATTGTGATAGATATAAGTGGGTACGAGCTAACCAAAGAGAATATAGAAGCTGTTGTAAACCAAAGTTGGTCTAAAATCAATTATTACAAAGATTATTTGGAATGTTTTTTCTTAGTTCATAAGGATAATGCTATAATGCTAAAGACTGAATTGGTAAATAAGGGGTATGAAGAGTACAAAAAAGAAGTCTTGAAAATACAGAAAAGCAAGACCTAAGTCCTGCTTTTCTGGGTCGGCGTTGAATTTCTTCGCCACCTAACCTTTCGGCTGTTGCAAAGGTACAAAAACTTTTTTAAATAGCAATTAAAAATGATTTAAATTCTATTTTATGGCAAACTTTCAGACTCCTAACTTTGAATCTATGGCGCGGGAGATATTTAAGAGTATATCCCCAAAGGTCGCCCAAAAAGCGCGTGCTTTCTTTCTACAGTCCTTTATAAAGCAGGGCTTTACGGATACCTCGTTTATCCCTTGGGTGAAGCGTATGGATACACTACCCCACAAAACGCTACAACAATCTCTTACGCTCAAAAATAGCTTGCGTATAGCCGAACAATCCCCTGAAAAGGTAGTAATTTCAGCTGGTGAAAAACTAAGCTATGCAGCTATACACAATGAGGGAGGGACGATCACCGTAAAGGTAACCGAGAAAATGCGAAAATACTTTTGGGCTATGTATTATAGGACTCAGGATAGCCGCTACAAATGGATGGCACTGACCGAAAAGGAAACCCTTACCATTCATATCCCTAAAAGGCAGTTTATAGGAGAAAGCTATACCTTAGACAAGCAATTGGAAAAGCTCATCATGGAGGAAATACTACAAGCAGAAAAACACTTAACTTTTGAATAATGGAACACTGGCAAGACTTATATATAGAACTCGCTGAGCGTATCAGTGAGAAGCTACCCGAAATCCGATGGATAGACCTTTGGCATAACCAAGTGGGCTTCTTGGCTGAAGAACATCCCTTTGGTACGCCTGCTGTATTTATTGGGTTTCGCTCCTCACAAATCAATGATATAGGCGAACTGGTACAGATAGTAGATTTGCAGGTAGATTTTTACTTGTATTATGAGACTTTTTTAGATACCTTCAAGGGGGCTTATAACCAGGAGGGGGCGTTGGAATTTACCAGGAGCTTAGACGCCCTTTTTGGTAACTTTCACGGCACATCGGGCAGAAACTATAGCAGTATGCGCCGTATAGCTTTCGCCCCTGTGGATACAGGTACCGCAGGCAATCTATACCAGGTTACTTTTGAATGCAAGTTGCACGATCGTAGTGCCATGAAGTACTACGAACCTACTCAGGTGCGTTTAATGGTGGAAGATGAAGATAATAGGTTTTTTGTAGGAGTAGATTAGACCCTATTGAAGATGATGTTTTCAATAGTCCTCTCTGAGCGAAAGAACTTCTCTGAAAGTGTAGCCACTATATAGCTATGAGTGTATTTTTTTTGCTCTGATAGTTTGTAGTACTCCTCTCGGATAAGATTGTAGAATAGCAATGTAAATCGTCGTTGTTGTTTTGTTGTGGCTCCCATTTTATTCCTCTTTTAGACTGCAAAATTAAAAAAACGCCTGCTATTATCCAAATCGGATTTTAGCAGACGTTGTTAGCTTTGGTCAATGTTTTTTATCTCGCTTTAATAATCTTGCTATCTCTTCATTGTAGCTTTCCGTTCGGCTTTCTTGATAGCGGAAGTTTTCATGATCTTGACTGCTCTCACTGATTACAACTTCTGTGCGCTCTTGCTCGTACTTACGGAATATAGTCATCAGCTTAGGCATACTGATACGCTCGTATAGCTCGCCAAACTCACCCGAAACAATCCTCTTGAAGATAAGCGATAGCTCCGATAGCTTCAAAAAAGAATAATCTGTGATGATTTGTTCGGTACATAACTTTATCTGCGCCTCTGATAGGGGATTTTTAAGGTTCAACAGCTCATTAAGCTCTATGAGCCATAGGGCAACGTAGCTCCTTAAAAACGCTTGTCCTCTGTTCTTTTTAATATCTACCAAGCTCACTGTCTTACGACTAACAGCATCACTCACTCCCTTGAGCGTTACACTGCGCATAAGACAGTTATTGGGTGAATAGGCCTCTAAGAACTTCTCGTTTGAAATCGTCGCTAATTCGTTGGGTCTTACTACTATTACCTCGTTTTGCATTTTGTAATATTTTATTGAGTTGGGAATTAATATACTTCAAGTCTGTATTCCTTTGGTGAAACTCGTCTAACTTTTGCCAGTTCTGTAGCAGATACTGCCAAGTGGATAAGGCCTCTGTCTCATCAGCTGAGTTGCTCGTAAGGTAGGAGATAATCTGCTTGAGGGCATTGCCGTCAGCACCTGTAAATTTAGGAGCAAAGCCAAACAATCGGTTATAAAAGGCAAACCACTCATCTAAGAATAGGGCGTATAAGCTCGGAGGGTTTGCCTCCTCCTCTCTATAGGTAACTTTATCACCCCAATTGCCTTGCCATTCTTCCACAAGGCTCTCCAAGGGAGGGATAAGATACCCTATTTGTTTGAGGTATTCCCCCTCTAAAGTACCTTTTTTGACTTCCATCTTTTGGAACTTTCCTCCTTTATAGGTCAGCTTTAGCACAACGGCACAACTGCGTATGGTTACTATATAGGTCATTTTTTAATGATTAATGGTTAATGATTAATTGCCAGCTATTGATAGGTATGCTATCAGGCTCCTGAATATTGTAGAACTTGTATATCTCTGCTCTTATTTTACTTGCGATAAGCTCCCTTTCCTCTTCACAGACCTGCTTTCTGTCCGAATAACTGTTGTACTGTATAGCGAGTTCTGGAGATTTTTTAAAGAGTCTATCTTCTAAAAATAACTCATAGTAGATGTATGTATATCTGCTATTAGGAGCATCTGAAGCCTCTTGTTCTGTTTGGTAACGAGTATATATTACTTTCATAGCTTGATTTATTCTATCCTCGTTTTTCCAATACCAAGAATTCTCATAGACAATAACAATAGCGGGCTTTTTTACGGCTTTTTTTGTGAGCTTACGAAGCCCATACCACACTCTTAATCTCATTAGGTTTCTACTTTTGTTTTTGTTAGTTGTTTCCCACAATCTTGGCAAAACACAGCAGTTATCACTACAGTACAATGCCCTCCTATTGTTCGCAACACTTGGTGTTTGTGAGGGCATTTGTCATTGGTCACTTGTCGTTTGTCACTTTTTTTCATATCGTTTTTCAATGATCTTCTCCAAGGCTCCTATTACCTTACTGACTTCCTTAGTAGTCATTTCTTTTAAGGGCTTTTGTACAGGGCACCTCTTACTTAGCATAAACTTACCCAATCGTTGAAGGTCGGGGATCCTTGGGTTATCCTCCTGCACCCAACCCAGTTCGTGGCATTTTGCCAGGAGGCTAAGGTGTTGTGCATTATGGCTATCAAAATACGCCTCCCTAGCGTAATTATACTCTAGCCAATCTAATAGCCCAAAGAAATCTCCTTCAGTTAGTTCCTTGCTTGAACCGAGCTCTCTAAATACAAAGTCCGATAGAAAAGCCAGCCGTCCCTCTCTATCCTTAAACCTCTTTCCTAAGAGGCTTTGTAGGATTTTTAGTTGTCGTGTGCTAATCATAATACTGATCTTTAAATTTTATTCTTATATAATCACCTGCATTGTACTCTTTATAGTCTTCTTCAAAAACTCTAATTTTTACAGTACCTTCTTTATTAGCTACATATATATAATACTTTTGAGGATGATATCTACTTGAGCGAACCTTTCCTACAAAATGAGATGTCCTATGAGCTGGTATAAGTTCCTTATCTACCACATAACCTATCATTACTTTTATATCATCTTCTGGGTCTTTTTTAGGCCTTTTATCATCACAGGAAATAGATACAAGTGACAATATTAGAAACGTTGCTATTTTTTTCATTTCAAATCGTTTTTAAGTTTAATAAGATAAGCAGGTATTAGTCGAAATGCGTTAAACTCAATACCACATAGATAGTGGATGTAATCCTTTTTCGAGTATTGTTCAAAAGAAACATCTAAGGCCTTACATCGGGGATACTCTTTGTTTAACTCTTTGGCTTTTTCAATGATGTATCGCTTTATTTTATCTAAATCGGAGGCTTGATACAACTCTCCTTCCATTCCTCTTAGAAATTCGGAAAATTCAGCTTGTAACTTATTTTTTGTTTGTGTGCCATTGCCAAAAAAGCAATAATAATGTGTTGGTTTTTCTTTCATTTTAAATCGTTTTTAAAGGTTATTTAATTAGCCCTCCTCCCTCCCATTTAATAATTGTTTGTGCGGCTCACACCTGCCTAAATAGCCGAAAATTGTAACAATATATTCTGCCACTTGCCATGCTTATCCTTTTCATAGAAGCGGATATAATCCTTAGAGTGGTTATACTGATAACTCTCACGGAATAGCTCGCATGCCTTGGAGAAATTCGGGTCGGCAAACTTGCTCTCGTACTTGTAGAGCTTCTGAATGTTATCGGGGTCAAGTTCACCCTTTTTACGCTCCAATAGGGAAAGGATAAACTCTTTAGTACCCTCATCGCCTGAGTAGCGCCCTTCTATGAAGTCAAAGATATATTTCTCCGCCTCGGTGGCACGTTCGTCATAGGAGCCTCTGCCCTGGCGGCTGTAATCCACCTTAAAATTTTCAAACTCTACACTAAAGTTACCTTTCCCGCCCGCATGGCGTCCGCTGTACTCCTTTAGCAGATCATAGAGGGTGTCCATCGTCTCAAACGAATGTTGTTTGAACTCCGTAAGCCGCTCATTGATGTCCTTGGCTACAGTGATAAGCCCTACTATGGCATCTGTTTTCATTTGCTCATAGGCTTGTTTGCGTTCCTCTCTTTCCTTGGCGTCTAACTCTTTCGCCTGTTCTATAAGTGCTGCACGTTCCTCGGCACTCATTTGTGATAAATCTACGCTCATTTTTTATCTTTTTTAATTGTTATTACTCGTCTATTCCTACTTCATATTCCCATTCCATAGCATCATCTTCTCTTATGTTATTCATTAGCCATTCAAAGGCTTTTTCATATTTATCTGAATCTCCAATACCAACAGAAATTCCATATTTGGTCATATTATTTAATTGTTCAAAAACTTTATCGGGTACTTCTACACCTCCAAGTTCTACTGTATAGGTAACCATTACTGCTAAATCTTTAATAACTTTCATTTTTTATCTATTTTAAATTATCGTTCTACTTTTGCTTTATATAATTTATGGGCTTCTATAGGCTCCCATATCTTTGTGTCCCGATTGTACCAAGTCAATACTCTTTCTGGGTTATAGCGGAAGTCGGGGGCTTCCCAGTTGTTTTCTCGTATCCATTCGTATATGGTCAGTACCACTATCGGTACGTATGTCCTATAGCCAGTGTGATACTGGTGTATCATCATCCGCTCTTGTGCCGTTAAGGCTTGTAGGAAGTTATCCAACCTTAGTACATCTGTATATAGCTGTTTCATTAGTTTTGAAATTTGAGTTCTCTTCTGATTTTACTTAATAGCACTTTCGGGTATATATGATTAATCTGCTCTGCCGCAATCTCTATCATTAGTTCTACATCTGATTGGTCAAATACGCCCTCTCTAAGTGCCTTGCCATAGTAATACGCTATATCACACTCCACATAGTAGTGCCATTGGTCATCAAACCAGTTGTTGAGATAGTCATTCCCCACCAAGTCAGCTACGTTTTTCACGATTCGTTTCTCCCTATTCACCTGCTCACACCAAGTAAGGAAGTACCCATACTTGAGCGCTTCATATTGCCTATAACTACAATCTAAGTAGTACAACAGGCAATGCCTAAATGTCTTTTGCTTTTCTATAGTTTCCATAATTTTTACTCTTCACTTATAATTGTGCTATGATATAACTCTGCTTTCTCCTTGTCTATGGTAAGCACCCCGCCAGGACAACGCCCCGATACATTACATGCCAAGCCTTCCACTTGTATAATCACCTCTGCGAGCTTTTTACAAAGCCTTGCCACCGCTATATCAGGCTCTCCCTTTTCTTCGTGGGCAAGAAAAATAAAGAGTACATTCCGATAATTTTTCCCCCATTCCCTAAGTTTAGGGGCTGTTAGCTCGTCTTTATAAACTGTGGTATTGTCTATAATCACCACTTTAGGGGCACGTTGCTTAGCTAATGCTTTCTCTATCTCGGTAAGTTCTGTATAGGGTACTATCTTTAACTTGCGGTTGCTGGGGTCAAGCCCACTACGGATATATGCCTCTTGGAAGGACTTACTAATGCCCTGCTCGGCACTTACATACATCACCTGTTCAAACTTGCTTAAGTATTCTGATAACATTAGCGAAAACCACGTTTTACCCTGTTTTTCCTTTCCATAGATTAACCAAAAACCACCTACTTCGGGATTGCCAAGAGCTTTCTTCCATACCCCCTCAAAAGGGAAGGTTTTATAGGTTTTTTCAAGTAGTTGCTTTCCGTATATACCTTTTATTCTTGCCATTAGCTTAACTTAATTAAATTCTCCAAATACCTAAGTCTCTTCCAATCGGAAGGGGTTACATCCTTTGTATTAAGGTCATTCGGATTCATACACTTACGCACTAGTTTGTCCACATCCTCCTTTTGCTTGGCATTTACCGAAGCCACATCGCCCAATAATTGTATATAAAACTCCCTACGATCATCGGTGCCTTGGGGTACAATTGAGGTGATATCAAAGAAGCGGTCGAATATCTCAGCATAACCTACCTTTTTATGAGCAATACCACTCTCTATCTTTGCCCTTAGTCCATCGGCTCCCATCATATACCAAGCACATTCACCTTGGGTAGCATTCCATAGCTCTTTGAGTTCGAGGAAAGCGTTGTAGTCCAAATCTCCTGCCTCGTCAAGTACAATAAGAGGTTGTTCTAAGTAGATAAGACACATCTTGATACTTGCCTTTACATCTACATACTTACCTGTATTATCCACCCCTATAGTCTTAGCAAGCAATCGGATAAACTGCTGTTTGGTCTTCGCTTGGGAGCAATCCACATAGAAAGCATTCTTGAGCTTACGAACAATGTGTCGGGAGCAAAAAGTTTTACCAATACCACAATCATCTACCAAGATCATTGATTTGCTGTACTCCTTGCAGTATAGTAGGTTATCTTCTATTTCAGTATATACCGCTGTACGCGCTACTTTCCAAGCATTATCCCTTACCTGTACACCCAGCTGATGAGCAATTACCAACCATTGGGTATCGCTAATGAGTTTCTCCACTTCTCCTTTTTTAAGTCGTGAAAGGATAGCCCCCTTGAGGTTTAGGCGTTTGGCATAGTCGGCATCGGATCCTCCATAGTTCTCACGGTCGGAAAGAATCGCTTCCCTTATCTTGTTTTTAAAGTCTATTGATAATTTCATATAGCATATTTTTTTCTCCAATTTTTAGTATATTCTGTCCCTGTACTGGGATTGTAGAGGATTTGTCTGTCGTCTTCCTCCATAGTATCGTAGTCGTCCAATATTTCTACTTCCTCTGCTTCGCACGCCTCGAATCGCTTGAGATTATTAATTACAAAAGAGCGTTTTGGCTTCGGTGTCTTGTCTATCACCCCTATAGGAGTAATCTCTTTGCTTTGGTGCTGTACATAGCGTACAATGGTCATTGTATAAGCATTTTGCAGCGCTTTGATAAGGGTGTCTTCCTCTGTTTGCTCGGCTTGTGCTCTCTGGAACCGTGGCATCGGTTGTACCTCACATACATAACGGTTACCACAGTAAGCAATTGCCTTTATAAGTTCCCCGTCATTGCCGTCCAACCAATACACCTCTATATCCTTACCTTCTATCTGTTTCATTTTCTCAATAAGTGGGTCGCCTGTAAGTATCTTTCCCGCTTCGGCTATTGCCATTTTCTGTCTGTTTAAGCTGATAAAGCCTTGTTTGCAACTGGTCTTAACAGAGTAACCAATATAGGGCAATATAGCGCGGTAGTTCGTCTCTGGTAGGCTTTCCAATTGGTTATTGAGAAAATATTCCCAACGGCTTACGCTTGGATCTTCATCGTGAGGTTCGTTGTTCCAATCCTCTATATCGGCAAGGCGTGCCTGCACGAGTTCATTATAAGGGATAATCTTAGTAGCACCTTTGCCCGCTTGGTTGGCTTCGTTCTTAGCAAAGGGGCGAGGGATCCATCCGTCGGCATATTTTTCTTTGTTGTTACGCATCTTGCCAAACATACGTTCTATATACTTTCCCTTGGCGTTATTGGCTTCCACTCTTACCTTTTGGAACATATACCCCTCTCTAAGGAAGGTGTCGCTAAAGCTGCTATTAAGGGAGCTTTCGCACTCCAACTCATAAGGGAGTTTTAGCCCCCATTGGTGATAGTTCCTTACTAATTGTCTGTAGAACTCAAGGATAATCCCTTCTTTGCTCTTTCCATAGACAAAGGCTGTCATACAGCGGCTGGCAATATCCACCCCGATATAGAACCATACCCTTTTTCCTTTCTCATACCAAAATGGAGGTTGTCTGTCGTCAATGGAGAGAATAGACCCTGCTTTGGTAGGTAAGTCTGTTTGTGCATAGGGGATAAATTGCCCCATAAAAGCCTGTCGGTTTCCGCTTCTGAGATTGTAGGAGATGATTTTCTGTTCCCAACTCATCAGATAGGCTTTGATAGTACTTTCGCTCAAGGCAGGGAAGCCCGTAGGTTCGTATAGTTCACCTGTTTCCTTGTTGAATACTTCTATATAGCCAGCCAAAAAGGCATCATATTGCCGAGATATATCGGTAGGAGTAGGCTTGTGGGTTTGTCCTACGAATAAGCCTTGTAACACCTCTATGACACGCTCATCTACCTTTCGGGCGTTCTGCTTGCCCTTTCCGTAGGGATCCTTGATAACGGAGAGGAGTCCATCTGTTTTAAAGGCGTTTAAAGTGTTTTTAAAATGCCTTAAACTCTCAGGCAGGCTATGCTTACGACTTGGGGGCAAGGTCTCGTTAAAGCTCACTGCATCGGTAAGTAGGCTTTGAGCAAGTCCCTTGGTAGCACTCTTTTTATGCAAAGCCTTACGAATATTGAGTCGTTCCTGCTCAAGGGTAACCAAGGCTTGCAGGGTAGTAGCATTGATGATGTAGCGGTCTATCTCTTCATCGGTAAGGTGCTTGTCCCCACGTTTCCATTCACTATAGAAGCGTATCGTTTCGTCTTTTACTTGGTAATATCGCTCTAACAGATGACCTGCTTTTCGTGGATCACCCAGTGCCTCTTGTATCTCCTTGGGGAGGGTGTCATAGTCTATCAGTAACCTACGCCCATTCCCACCCGATTGGAGTTTCTTAACACCGTAGGGCTTACCTTCACTGCGAGAGATAGCACTCTGTAAGGACTTGAGCACATTCCAATACTTAGGAACCAACTCTTCCACCTCCACTGCAACTTTATTATGTAACCATAAATAGGGCATAATCTTTTCTTTTTTGCTCCCTAATGCGATTTCGCTTCGCCAACCTTTCGGTTGTCAGTCCTACTGACTTAGGGAAAAATTCGCTACCTTTGTAGCCTCAAACAAAATATATATTTATGAAAATTGATATTCCAGATGCTATTGAGCAACTTAAAGAGCTCAAAAAGGAAATAACCAACCTAAGATTAGAAATAGCCAAAAATCTCGTTTCCGTCTCTTCCGCAATTCTTGCCATATTGATTGCCTTAAAGAACGGAGCATCTGGCAACACTCCCCTTTTGCATTATGCATATGTACTTTTTCTACTATGTATCCTCTCTGGTTTAATGTTACTATATGGCGTACTAAAGCAGTTTCGCAAGATGGGCAATGATTGGTTGGCACTAATAATATCATCCTCCCTTGAAGGCTTCTCCTGTTCTGATACCAAACCAATAGTTTCCTCAAAATACGATGGCTTCTTAAAGGTTTTGGAAATAGTTTGCATTTTTTCATTTCTAATGGCTTTAGTATTGCTTATTTGGCATTCATTTTTGTAGCTTGTACTCCATACTACATTAACTCTGTTCTCAATTCCCTTCTGACTAATATCCCAAAGAAGGTTTCTTTTGTCTCTATAACTTGGTGACTCCAATCTCTATTGATATGGTGTATCACCTGCTTTTTTATCCATTTTTGTATTAACTTTCTCATATTCTTTTTTTAGTTTCTCTTTGTTTTCTTAACTTCTATACTTGTCACTTCTATACCTTCCCGTCCTCCTACGACAATTTTCGCATACATAGTCATTAAAAAATGTTTCCCGTATGCCTTATTTATCATCTCTTGTACCTTGGGATGGTAGGAAGCCTCCTCATAGCTATCTGCCTCAATATTGGGTACTATTCCTGCAAGATTATAAGAGGTTTTTCCATTGATAATTCTTTGTAAATGTACTTCTATATTCAT